CAGCCGAAGCCGCGCGGTTCGCATGCGCATAGAACGCGCCCGCATACGTGCCATAGTACGCGCGACCGCCAGCAGCACGGACCCGGAGGCCTGTCTGCGTCGCTCCGTTGGTCCAGAAATAGTCGGCGTAATAGGTACTTGTGCTGCCGCCTACCGCCGTAGGCATCATACACAGCCCCTTGGTGCTCACGCGCTTTATGTACCCCTCGGCCTGGGGACACTCCGCCACTTTCAGCAGACCCTCCACACTGTTGGGGTTGAAGTCCGCATACATCGACGGCGCCACATACACCTCGGTCTTTACCCCCGCTTCCTGGCTCACGGTCAGCCCGCGTGTCCAGCGCCACAGGTGCCCGTAGCCCGCATGTACCAGACCAAAGAACACCGGCACCTGGAATGTCTTGTACGGTGCCGCCTGGTCCTCGGCCGCCTCGCTTGCCGGCAGCCCGTATTCAACCAGCCCCGTGCCATCGCCCATTTCCAGGCCCACGCTCGTAGGGATCACGGGATAATAAGCGTTATAACCGTCCCAGTCCGGCATGTCGGTTACACCTGTGCCGAAGCCGCCCTGATACAGCCCGTCGGCGTCCTTTTCGGCGTTATAGGGCGCCTGGCTGTTGCGCGTGCCCATGATTACGGCAAACAGGATTTGCACCGCTGCCTGTGCCACAAACCAGTTGGCCTCCCAGCCCTCGCCCCGCTTCCGCGCGTTGGTGCCGAATGCCGTTGTGCTCAGGTTCGTGGCCGCCATGCCCAGCATCGTAACCTGGGGAGCGTCCGCGCCTGGGTGTTTGGCTTTGTTCGCCACATTCAGAGCCGCCCCGGCGCCGCCGCGATAGCGCTCCGCCTCGCTGATTACCGAGCACAGCTTCTGTTCCGTGCGGTCCATTACCGCCGCGCCCAGCCAGCTTGTGCCGCCGACGGGTATCTTCACGCTCTTGTACCCCTCCAGCGGTTTCAGGGTGATCGCCCAGTATGTGCGCGCCGCCGTTACTATCTCGGTGAAATACCACGCGCGGCTCCAGCACCACATGCACTGTCCCATGCTGCCGTCAAGTGCCGCCGGGCTTCCGTCCGCAAACCGCGTGCTGTCCTTGGGGTCCAGCTTGTGCAGCTCCCGGTCGTCTGTTACCAGGTAGCGGCCCAGTCCCAGTGTTTCCGGCAGTCGCTTCAAAAAGTCAAGCGACCCAAACCAGCCGCCGGCCGTCGGCGTAGCCTGGTCGTTGGCCCACCAGCGGCCCGCTATCGGGTTGCCTGCTTCCGCAACGGCGCGCTCAAGCTCCATGCTCCGCGTCTCGCCGCTCGCGTCCATTACCTCTATGCGCATGGCTCCCGGCTCACCCTCGGCGGGGTCAAGCTCGTTTATGCGCTTGCCGTTCTCAAAGGCCGCAAGCAGTTCGCGCACCTTTGCTTCTTCCTGTTCGTTAAATGCCATTTTAATGACTGTTTAAGGGTTGTTTATTTATTCAGTTTAATACTCGTTGCTGTATATCTCATAATCTTCATCACTAACCGCGCTTATGCTCACGGCTTGATAGTTCGCTTCGGTCATTTGCGTGGCCGCATAGCTCTTTATCACGATTTTGGTAATGTCGAATATTGCCAGGAACTCACTGTGCACCTCGATTGCCGTTTTGGTGTCAAGCAGCTGCCGGAGTGTCCGCAGTTCGTCCCCGGGGTATTCGTCTGCGATCACGCCGTCGCGCACCGCCTGAACGCCCACAACCAGGTTGACCGCCCAGTCCCCGGAGTTGATGTATTCCTTGACAGTGCCGTCCCGCCCCACAAGCGCCGTGCTCACTATCCGGTTCTCCCGGCTTACCGCCGCCACCGCGTCGGGCAGCTCCACCTCCAGCGTCCCACTCTCGGTCTGCGCCCGCAGCTTCACCGGGCACAGAACATAACGGCCCTCCCACCACGCGCGGTCTGTTATCGGCACGCCCCGGTCCTGCGCCTTGATTGCTTCGCCGCGACCCTCCCAGCTCGGTGCCTCGCCCTGGCGTCCCTCGCCGAAGCGCACAAGCCGCTTCGACATATAGTTCGCCCAGCTTATCGCTGCCAGGTCTATGCTGAACGGCATTTTTATGCCGCCTAAGCTCGGTTGTGGAATTATGCTCATGAGGTTGCCAGTTGGGTATCGTTGAGCGCACCCGTCAGGGTTTCAAGTATTACCGCTTTGACCTGCTCGGCACTTTCGCCGACAGTCGCGCTGTGTATCTCGAAACGCTCAACCAATTTTTCAATGTTGATTGTGATATTTTTGATTTTGCCGCCGCTGTCGCTTCCACTGCCGGCACCTGTTCCGGACGCGCCGGAAAGGCTGCCGCCGGTAGGATCTACCGTCGGGACTGTAACCTCCGGCACTGCGGCGGCTGTTGTGTTGGCTGCCGGCTTTTTGCCTTTTGACTTGGCTTTGTCGGCGGCTTCTTTTTTCGCGGCTTCGCTCATTTCGGCCTCGTAGGCTTCATTAAACGCCTGCCCGATTTGCTTGCCGTAGTCGCTGAATCCGGCTTTCAGTTTTTGCAGGGCTGCCGATATGCCGCCGGCGTCCAGACTGAACGCCGCTTTAATCAGGTCGCCCAATGCTCCGAACACCTGCTTTGCCATGTCGCCTATGCCCGTAAAACAAGCCTTGAACGCCGCCCATGTGCCTTTGAGAACGGCACGGAATTTTGCCGAAGTGTTCCAGAAATATGCGCCTATGGCTATAAGGGCGGCAATGGCAGCAGCCACCCAGCCAATTATCGGGATATTCATGATCGCAACACCTACGGCCCGGCACGCGGCGGTCGCGGTGGTGGCGAACACGCCGAATGATGTTGAAGCAATGCCGGAGAACGTGGCGGAAGCGGTGCCTCCGGTTATAAATGACAGTACCAGCGCGCCCAGACCTTTGAGAGCGTTAAAAATGCCGACGGTGGCAAACCTTACCAGGCCGATAGTCGCACGCCCTATATTGCCGATAAAGCCCAGCGATATCATGTTGCTTGTGGATAGGGTGCCGTTCATCAGCGCGACACTCACGGCGGCAGACCTTACCCAGCCGACAATGCCCGCCCACATGCCGGACCAGTTAAGCCCCTTGATTAAGAGCATGCCTTTCCACACGGCCGTAATAAGTGGCGCGAGCTGTGCCAGCGGCACCAGTGCCGAAGTCAGCACGCCGCACCAAAGGGAAAAATCGCCGGTCGCCTGGAATATGGAAATTTTCAGATCCTCAAACTGCTGGTTCACCCGTGCCTGCCGCTCGGCGTAACTGTCCATGACAATAGCGGCCTGTTCGGTCGCGCTGTTGGTGCCTGTAACGGCGTCCGTAAAGCCTTGTAATGCGTCGGTGCCCTGGATAAGCGCACGGGCGGCGTTGGCGTTTTCAACACCAAAGAATTTCGACAGCAGCGCGGAGTCGTTAAGCATCGGTTTCAGCATTTCGAGGCGCTCTTTAAGGCTCTTGGAGTTGTCGCCCAGGGCTACAACATCAATGCCGGCCTTTTCCAGTTCCTCGCGCGCCTGCTTCTCAACGAAGCGGCCTTTGCTGAGCTGACCCAGAACGTTGCGCAGTGCTACGCCTCCCTCGCTGGCCTTTTTGCCTGCTTTGTCAAGTACCTGGATAGCGGCGTTGGTTTCCTCGAAGCTGACATTTGCAGCCTTGGCGGCCATACCGCACTGCTGGAGTGCGGCGCTTATCGCCGGAAGTTCTGCGGAGCCTGCCTGTCCGGCCGCCGCCATTACGTTCATCATGCGCGCCATTTCCCCGGCTGCCGCTGTCGGGTCCTCCATGCTCACCCCGTACTGGTTCATCGCCGTGGTAAGCACCTGAGCCGCTGCCACGCCGTCCCCGCCCATCAGCTTGCTGGTCGTCTGTATGCAGTCGCCCATCTCCCTGAGCGCGTCCGGATATTTACCCAGTTCCGGCGTGAGCTGTGAGAGCAGCAGCTTGTAACCCTCGACGGCCACGCTGGCGTCGGTGCCGAACGCTTTGGCGCTCTGCCGTGCGAATGTCTCAATCTGTTTCAGCCCGTCGCCCGTAACACCGGCCACCGCGCTGAGGTCGTGCATCTGGCTGTCCAGCTTTATGCCGGCGCTGCTCAGCTGGCTAACCCCGTCGGCGACATTCTGAAAAACATCTTTCAGATATGAGAACGTGGCAAGCGCACTCGTCAGACTCATGGTCCGGCTCTGCGCAACCTCAGCCTGGGCGGAAAAGTTGCCCGCTGCGGCACTCATGCCGCTTATCTGGGCTGTGAAATTGCCGCCTATGTTGAAAATGTAGTCGAATACGCTTGCCATGTCGTTTTTATTTGTTATATTTGTAGCGAGTTACACAAGTAACCGGTTTTTAATATGTTCAGCTTCCTGTTGAAAGTCATTTGCTACGGCGCGCTCCTCGCTTATGTGGGGTGGGCTATTTATGCGCTTTACCGGGCTGTTTTCAAAGCCGGCAAAAACGGGTCGCTCCCCTGGCTTTAATGCTTCTCTCCGAACAATGACGCTATAAGCTCCGCCCGGTTGCGGTTGCGCCAGCGCTCCAGCCATAAGGCCTGACCGTACAGCGCCGCCCAATCTTCCTCACTTTCGATTTCATCGGCATTTATATGCAGGTTCGCCCGGATAAGGGCGCACCCCTTGGCGAATGTATCCTCGTGGTCGTTCTCCGCCAGGGTGTGCGCCTCTACAAGTTTTTTAGCGACCCCATGCAGCCGTTAAGCAGTTTGTTGAGCTGCACCTGTGCGGCCATGAAAAGCACCATGTCTTCACGGACATATTTACTGCCGCCCAGGAAACAGTGCTCGAACATCACACGCCCAGACTCGACCTCATCGGTCTTTGCTATTTTGGTCGTTGTCTTGACTGTGGAAAAGTCCGGGCGCTTGAAATACACGATGTGCGTTTCGTCCCCGTCCACTATGTCCACGCGGAACACTTTGCGATGTTTGGCTTTCCATTCTTTTATGTTGGCTTCACTCACGCCCCCGTCAAATGTTTTGGCCTCGGGTGCTGTCTGTTCCTGATTTTCCATACTGTTTTAATGCTGTTTAATCGGTTTTTAATCGGAGTGATTGTGTGCCCCCGGTTTTCTCCCGGCGGCACACTTGTTTTGTTGCTGTTTAGCCGCTTGCGGCGACTTACGCGGCTTTGCCCCATTCGATGTGTGAGGGTACGCCGGGGAGTTCCACCTCCTGGCCGGTGTCCCCCTCTTTCCATTTGCGGGCGTTTTCCGAAAAATGGATATTGCGGATCTTGTCCGTTACCAGCTGCCCGCTGTCGGGGATATACTGCACTATGATATCCACCGGAGGCAGGTCTTGAAGTCGGCCCGTCGGACTCTGCGCCGACAGTGCCTGCACCTCTTCCTGGTACAGTATAAGTTTGCAGCTCGGCGTGATTCTCCCTTTGGCACGGCCCACAGGGTAACGCCCGGCGCCCCACTTGTTCACTATCTCCTGACTTTCGCTGTACTCCACGCCGGTAATGCCCGTTACAGGCACACCGCCGACAAGCACCACGATGTCGGCCCATGATACCAGCATACCGTTGACCATTGGGATGCCGTTGTTTATTACACTTGCCATTGCTTTGAGTGTTTGGGGTTATGGTTATACGGTCTTTGCAAAACCGATTTTAATTCTCACGTGGCGCATTACAGGCACGGCCACCTTCTTGAGCACGATGTCAACCGTGCTGCTGGCGGCTACGTCCTGGTCGGGGTCGATCTCGGCTTTGTAGCCGCTCAGTTCTCCGGCTTTTTCCATATCCTCCAGCGCGTGCCCCGCAACTGTTTCCAGATGCGCCACGGTATAGCTGGCGAGTTTGCCGGTGTCGGCGTCCACATACACGTTGCCGCCGAGTTCCGGTATCAGGTAGGCACGCACGCCGCGCGCCCCCTTGTCCATTGTGCGCACGCTCTCGATGCTGGCGTAGTCGCTCTTGGCGTCGTCCATTGTGTGGCTGTCGTTCATATAGCTGCCGCTCTGCCCCTGCTGGGTTACAAAGAACAGGTAGCGCGCCGTGTCCAGCTGCTCCACCAGGGCTTTGTCCAGGTCGCGCAGCAGGGTGCCGTCGCCGAACGCCGGCAGGCTTATGCCGGTGGGAAATTCCTTGACCCATGCGATGCACTGGTGCACCTTGGCTTTGCTTATCAGTCCCAGCACCACGCCCAGACCGCTGACACTCGCTTTGGCGGCATTGGTTTTGTCCTTGTACAGCTCGGCGCCCACACCGCTGCCAGCCTGGCCGATTACGACGCTGACACGGCATTTGCCGCCGCCGGCCAGCTTGGTGGAGATTTGTTTCACGTTGGCTACTTTCGGCGCATACACCACCGACAGCTCCGCGCCCTGCGCCTCCAGCGTGTCGGCCTGTCCCTGGAGTGCCACCAGGTCGTCCTCGCTCGGCACGCGGTCGCCGCACCAAACGCCGAGCTGGCGGATGCGCCCGTCGGCGAAGTTCTGCACGGTCTTGATTTCCGCAAAGGTCATGTTATCCCCCTGCGGCTTCTCGAAGATGCCGACATACAGGCTGACAGCCGGGTTGATGCGGTAGAGCTCGCTCAGGTGGTAGTGAAGCACCCGCACGGCCCATGGGGCTGCCGTCTGCGTGCCGTCCGCGGCCGTGGTATAGTCCACGATCCCGGCGGCCTCGGCTGCGTCTATGGTCGAAAGTGCCTGCACCCTCTCAGTCTTGAAGCCAGCCGGTATGTCGCCGGCGGCCATGTATATGACCAGACCCGTGATATGGTCTTCGCCCGGCAGCGACTTGGGTACGTTGCCGTTCTGGCGGTTTATACTTAGGCTCGTGCTCATTTCGCGGTTACTTTTAGGGTTGTTTTATCGCCCAGATTACGGGCGTGCTCCTTGGCGTCCCCCTCCTGGGGGAATACCTGACCGTCGCTCGTTACCCATGCCTGTGTGAGTTGGTGGCGCTTGCACGCTTCCACTCCCACGGCTCTGAGGACACTTGCGCCGCTCTCCGTCTCGCTCTTGGTTTTCGCCTTGGGCTTTGACTCGCTCTTGGCTTTCGTTGCCTTGGATTCGGCGGCTTCGGGCTGCTGACCGGTCTGCTGTTCCGCACCCTCATGGGCGGCAGCTGCTTCTTTATTTTCGTTGCTCATGTCGTTTGCGTTTTTTGAATTTGTAAATTATCCACCCGGCTGCTGCCAGGATCATTATTGCCGCCGCCCATGCCGCGCCCTGTTTCATGCGCTCCCACAGGCTCGGCGCCTTGGTGGCCGTTACCGTTACCTCGTCCAGCTCCCCGCCCTCATATTCCAGGGCGGTGTCGCTCTCGGCGGTCGCGGCGGCTGCCGTCTGCTCGACCGTCCGGCTGGTGCCGTTCTGGTCGTGCCGTTGCTTTACGCGCGCTTTTACCGGCGGCAGTCCCGTTTCCGGGTCTTTGGGCTGTGTGGTGTCGTAGATTTCAATCTCCGTTTCCGTTACACCCTCCGTCTGCTCCGTCCGGGTCGTCTCGCGCTTTTCCTCGTTCCGGCTTTCGGTGTGCCCGGTCGCTGTCAGTGCCTCCGTCGCTTCCGTCCGGCTCTGCTCCACCGCCTTTCGGCTGGAGCAGCAGCTCGTATTTGACAGGGCAGCGGTCAACATGAGGACAGCCCCAAATACGCTCCAAAGCCTTGTTGAGCCTCTGAACATCATTGCGTAAGTTGATTATTTCGGCTTTGAGCGGCGGAACAATACTCTCCATGAGTATGTCCGACGCCTTGCGCACGTTCTCCAGCTCGTGGCTCTTGACCTCGGCGAGCTTGTCTTTCATATCTGCCCGCAGCTGGTCCACCTCGGCCTGATACTTGGCGCGCATTAGCCGGCTGCCAACCCATGCCCCTACCGGGGTAGCTATCGCCGCCACAAGCGCCGATACTATGATTGTGATTATTTCGCCGCTCATTCATGCGTTACTGTTTAATGCCCACTTTCGTGAGCCATGTTTTTACGTTGAAGCTCGGGCACGCCTTGTTGGCAAATTCATTATGCCCGTGCACCGTCGCGCCGGGGTATTGCTTGAGCTGCTCTTTTACCAGCTTAACAAGCGCAGCCTCCTGCGCCGGGGTGCGCGTGTCCTTGCTCTTGTCTTTCCAGCCCGGCGTTGTGCGCGGCGGGCAGCCGCCCACAATGCTGATGCCGATTGACCGCGTGTTGTGCCCCTTGCAGTGCGCCCCGGCTATCGCCACAGGGCGTCCCCGGCGCACCTCGCCGTTAAGCCCTATGATGAAGTGATAGCCTATGTCGGAAAAACCGCGCGCAAGGTGCGCCGCCTTGATCTGGGCGTTGGAAAATTCCTCGCCCTCCGGCGTGGCGGTGCAGTGCAGAATGATTTCATCTACTTTGCGCCCACCGGCGGCAACGCCCAGCGCGGCCCATGTCCGGGCACCGACAACGCCGTCAGGCGTCAGCCCCTTGGCCTTTTGCAGCTCCTTGACCGCTTCCTCGGTCAAAGGTCCGAAAATGCCGTCGGCCATGAGGTTCAGTTTCCTTTGCAGGGTCTTGACCTCCGCGCCTCTGCTGCCTTTCCTTAGTGTTGTCATTCGGCTATATTGTTACGCTGCTACCTTGGCGCTTACGATTGCCGCGCGGCACTTGGTTGAGGACAGCGGCAGACAGATGCCGTACTGGTCGAAGTTCACCAGGCTGCGGTGGTATAGCGGGTCTTTGCTGGCTTCGCTGTGGTAAAACTCTGCGCTGCCGTAGGCTTTCATCATGCGGCCTGCATAGAACGCCACAGATGCGCGGGCGTCGGTAGCCGCCGGGACTGCACCCCATGCCAGCTTTTTGCCGGTGCTCATATTGTAGTAGGGCGTGCCGTCGTATTCGTAGATGTCGAAGCCATACATACGGCAGACCTTGCCGTCGGTCTGGTTCATGTTGTAGTGCTCCTTGAATTTCTGTTCGGTCTCGAGCAGGTCATTCACATGGTCGGAACAAAGCACCAGCACGCGATCTTTGCCGGGTATGCCCATTTTGTCAAACTGGCGCTTCAGGTTCAGCAGGTCGGCAAAGGTCATTTTCTTGCGGGTGCCGTCGCTCGCGCCGGTGGTCTTGATAACGGGGATGTCCGTTGCGTTTTCGTCGGGTGCGATTGCATGGATGCCGCGCTGGGCTATCTTCTCGCGCAGTGCCTCGCGGTGGCGCTCCAGAACGCTTGCCATTTTGTCGTAGCTGCTGGCGTGGAGCTCGTCCTTGGTTACGGGCGTGGCCTCGGTGCTGAATTTGTCCAGGCTGATAGGCTTGTCGGCGTCGGTCAGCGCGGTAATGGCCAGCGGATAGGTCGTGTTATTGACAAGCACGGCAGGGTCGCCGCCGATTGCCACAAAATGGATTACGTCCTGGTTCACATACTGGTTGTAACTGCGGATACGCTGCATCCACCCCAGCGCCTCGGGCGCGGTGCGGAAAGCCTTGATCATCTCGCCGGTCCATATCTCTGTGAACACTCCGGCGCGAAGCGCCCCGGCAGGGGCGAAACGGCCTCCTACAAGCGCCAGCACATTGCCGGCTACTGCCCCGGCGCCGGGGGCGCAGCCTACGGCCACGGCAAGCGTCGCGCCGGCCGCAGCGTTGAATGTTACGGCCGTGAGCATCATGCACACAAGGCCGAAAATTTTAGCGAAAAATTTACTTTTCATTGTTGTGGTTGGTTTGGTGTTTAGTCTTCAAGTTTGGGACACTCCATGCCGTACTCCTCTTTGAACAGACGCATATATTCGCCGGGGTTGTTCTTGCGGAGCTCCAGGCGCTCGGCCTCGGGCACCTCGCTGAGCTTGGTGTAGGTCTTGGGCGCTTCTCCGGCGCCGGGGGCTGACTGTTTGCCCAGGTTGATAACCTCGCCGGGCTTCTGCTGGGGGCGCATGGTGCTGAGCGTGTCGCGGAGCATCTGCACGCCGGCACTCTTGCCCAGCTTGATAAAGTGGTCGCGCTGCTCTGCCAGGATTCGGCGCTCTGCCACTGCCTGGTCCACCGCCTGCGTTACGGCTGCCAGCTGGATTTGCTCGGCGTTGTCGGCGCGCCCTTTCATCAGGTTAAGCGCGGCGGTCGCCTGTTCCTCGGTTGCCGTTTCGGGAAGCCCGAGGAGTGCTAACTGTTCTTTTGTCATTTTTGTTAAATTGATTTTGGGGTTATTGTTTTCCTCGCCCTCTCCGGTGTTGGCCGGTTCGGGGTCGGCTTCTTTTCTCTCCTGGAGCAACGGCAGTCCGGGGCTGTCCTCACCGGCGGCAAGTTTCAGCAGTTTGCCCTCCTGCCCGTAAAGTTGCAGGGCCTCGTCGTTGCCGCCTATATCCACGATGCTGACCTCTACCAGCTTTGACCGGCTTACGGTCTCGCGCGTCTGTCCGGGCAACACCAGCGCGGGGTCGGGTGTGGTCTCTATCGGCTCCAGCCCGGCGCTCGCCATGCGCAGATAACCGTTTTCCCACTTGCTCTCTATCCGCTTGGCAAAGTCGTCGTTCTGGTCAAATACCGGGGTGCCTATCAGCTTGCCATCCTCTACGCGCAGATTTTCGACCTTGCCTATCGGCATGGCTCCCGGCTCCCAGCTCCTACGGTGCATCCATAGCAGCACGGGGTTGCGCTCGTACTGGCTCAGGTCTATGCCGTCGGTCAGTACGCGGCTGCCGTAACTGTTCACGGCTTCGGTGCTTATGATTACCTCTTTCATTGTCAATTTCAAAAAAGCCGGGGGCGCGGCGGCGCGATGGTGGGTGGAGGGGGGTGTGTCCGCCGCGCCCGGGCTTCACTTATTCAATCTTTTTTACCTTGCTTTGATTGTTGTTGCGGCGGCAGGATTTGAACCTGCGACCTCCGGGGAATGAGCCCGGCGAGCTGGCCTCTGCTCTACGCCGCGATATAGCTTTTATGTCGTTCTGCGCTGCAAAGTTGAGGATAGTTCACAACCCTAACAAAAAGAGTGTAAAACTTTTACACTCTTTTTTATTATAGTGTGATTTTCCCCCAACTTTGCACCGTGAAAGCGTGCCCGCAGTGGGCGCGCTGCATCTAATTCAGGTAATTTTATTATGAATGGCTACTAAAAAAGACCGTGAGCAGCAGCGCGAACACGCCCGCCTGCTCTACATGCAGGGGGAGCCGCAGAAGTCCATTGCCGAAAAGGTCGGCGTGTCCGCACAGACTGTTACTAAATGGGTCGCAGACGGCGGCTGGGAACAGGCCCGCGCCGCCGCCAACATCACACGCCCGGAACTGGTCAACAAGATACTTAACAGCATTAACGTGCTGCTTGAGGATTTGGCCGCGGACCCCTCCCCGGAGAAAACTGCGGCGAGTGCCGACAAGCTGGTCAAGTTCGCCGCCACCGTTGAACGCCTCGACAAAAAAACATCAGTCGTTGATGTCATTGAGGTTTTTATGGCTTTCAGCAAATGGCTGCAATACCGCATGAGCTTCGACCCCAATGTTACCCCGGAACTGCTCAAAACAATAAATCATTATCACGACCTTTTCATTTCCGAAAAGCTCAAAGAAAGTTTTTAACGCATGGCTACGAAAGCGGAGATATTAAAAGCACGCGAAAAGTGGAAACAGCACTGCGAGACGGTCCAGGCCGCCACCGCCGTAAACATAAACGAAACAGCCGAGCAGCGCCTTGCGCGTCTGCGCCGGCTGCTGCTGAATTATGCCGATTTCGTAGATCACTATTTCCCCCACTGGACCGAAAACCCCGAAACGGGGCAGTCGACGCCCTGCGCGCCGTTCCATATCGATGCCGCCAACAAAATAAGGAAAAACCGCAACCTCAAGGCCGGTTTTGTCTGGCACCGTGGCGCGGCAAAATCCACCAACATGGACGTATTTATCCCCATGTGGCTTATGGCGTGGGACATTCTCGGTGCTGAGATTTTCGGCACTGCCAAAGTCAAGGGGCGCGAAATAAATGTCATGGTGCTGGTCGGCAAGTCTGAGGACAACGCAAAAACCCTGCTCGGCGACATTCAGGCCGAATTACAGTACAACCAGCGTTATATTGCCGATTTCGGCGAACAGTACAACGCCGGATCCTGGGAAGAGGGCGAGTTTGTAACCCGTTCCGAAGTGGCGTTTTTTGCCCGTGGTCGCGGTCAGTCCCCACGCGGTCTGCGCTACCGCTCACACCGCCCCGATTATGTCGTTATCGACGACCTCGACGATGACGAGCTGGTGGAAAGTCCCGCCCGTGTCTCTAAACTGTTCGACTGGGTGCGCTCCGCTCTGTTCGGCACTCTCGACGGCGGCCGCGGTCGCTTTTTCATGGTTGGCAACCTCATTGCAAAAAATTCCGTCCTGGCGAAGTGGTGCGAGATTAAGACTGTCCACGTTACCCGCGTAAACATCTACGACCGCGCCGGCAAAATCTCATGGGCTGCCAAATGGACCCCTGCCGAAGTGCAGGACCTTGCAGCCGTCGCCGGTTATCGCGCTTTTCAAAAGGAATACATGAACAACCCAATTATCGAGGGTGCCGTGTTCAAAAATGAGTGGATCCGCTGGGGCAAACGCCCGGCTTGGTCCAAATTCTCCGAAATTGTCCTCTATATCGACCCCAGCTTCAAGGGCTCCACCAAAAACGACTTTAAGGCCGCGAAGCTCTGGGGCAAGGTCGGTTCCCAGCTCTGGCACCTCCGCGCTTTTGTCCGGCAGTGTTCCGTGGCCGAAATGGTCCGCTGGTGTTATGACCTCTACGAGTGGGCGCGCGCCCAGGGCATTGCCGTGCGCTGGTACATGGAGGCCAATTTCATGCAGGACACTATACTTGATGAGTTCCGCCGCGAGGGGGAACTGCGCGGCTACCAGCTCCCCATTACCGGCGATAAGCGCAAAAAGCCCGACAAGTTCCAGCGTGTCGAAGCTGTCAGCCCCCTGTGGGAACGCGGCTTTGTTACCTACGACGACTCCCAGCGCGACGACCCCGACATGCTCGCCGGCATTGACCAGACTCTTGCTTTTGAAAAAGGTATGCGCGGCCACGACGACGCCCCCGATGCCGACGAGGGCGCTATCTGGATTTTACAGCGTGATACCCGCGTCCAATCTTTCACCCCCTCTTTCGGCATGAGGAAAACAGCTAAAAATATATTATGGTAATTCTCGACTATCTCCGCGCCCTCCTGTTCGACTGGCGCAAAAAACGTGCGATCGGCGAAGCCCGCCGCTCCGCTGACCTCTACCGCAAAAAGTTCCTGGTGCTCGTGTACCAGGGGCGCCCCGTCTGCGTTTCCATGCAGGGCGTGAAGCAGCTGATCCGGCAAAAGCGTTTCCCCGGTCTGACCGCTGAAAAGGCCCGCCAGATTGCCATTTATGAAGCAACCCCCAAAACCTCGCGCACATGTTCCTGACTGTTGAAGATTACCGCTCTGTCTGCGACGACTACGAGTTTGAGCAGATAACCCAAAGCCCCGAAACGCGCGAAGTCGCCGAAGCCGCCGCACTGGAGCAGATTTCCTCCTATCTCCGAAGCCGTTACGACATTGACCGCGCTTTCGCCGCCTCAGGCTCGTGCCGTAATGCCATGCTGGTGCAGGTTGCCGTTAACATCTCCCTGTGGCTTATGGTCCACCGTCTTCCCCAGAACATGGGCCATGAGCGCCGCGAGTGCCTCTATAACGATGCCGTTAAATGGCTCCGCGATGTCCAGAGCTCCAAAGCCTCCCCGGATCTCCCGCTTTATATCTCCCCGGACGGAAACACCGACACCCGCAACCCCGTGCGCTCCGGCTCTATGCCCCCAAACAGATACGACTATTAAACACCCGTTAAACACCGTTTAAGCAATGTTCAGACTGTGCGCAAAAGTTGAGATTAAGGGCGACCGCTCCTGGTCGCTCGACTTTGTTACTGCCGTGGAGATTACACGCGACACCGAAAAGCTCACCGCCGAAGCCAAAATAACCCTGCCTAAAAAAATGAAGTGGGACGGCGCGGCGGAAATTCCGGTGCGTCGCGGCGACAGTGTGCGCATATCCCTGGGCTACGACGACAACCTCCAGCTGGCTTTTGTCGGCTGGGTGCGCGATGTCGGCTTCAAAACGCCCGTGGTCATTACCTGCGAGGACGACATGTTCAAGCTCAAACAGATGCCGGCGGTCAAAAAGGCTTACCGTTCTGTTACCCTCGAAACATTGCTCAAGGACCAGGGGATTACCCACCGCCTCAACATAATGGGGGAACAGTCGCTCGGAGCTTACCGCGTTACCGCTGACACCGTGGCCTCTCTGCTTGGCAAACTGTCTG